AAGCAGGGCCGGTTCGTGCAGTTTGCGGGCATGGTGTACCCGGAGTTCTCGCGCCATCTGCATGTTGTGCCGACACACCAGATTCCCGACAACGTGCTCTTGCTCGGAAGCATCGACCCTGGGACCAGGCATATGGCGGCGGTGCTGTGGGCGTACCTGAGTGCGGGCGACGATCTGGTCGTCTTCGACGAGCTGGCGATGCGCGAGGCGACGGTTGCGGAGGTGTGCCGGTCGATGCTGCGGGTCGAGGCGCACTGGAAGGTGAAGCTGCGCACGTACATGATCGACCCGGCTGCGAGGAACATGATGCATCAGACCGGTCGTAGCGATCAGATGGAGTACACCGATCACGGGGTTGTGACGATCCTGGGCCAGAACGATGTTCCGGCCGGCATCAACAGGCTCAAAGAGAGACTGCAGGCGCAGCCTCCGAGGCTGCATGTGATGGCGCACTGCGAGAACCTGATCGACGAGTTCCGGCGTTACCATTGGACGAAGCAGGGGCGTTCGGAGCATGAGGCGAAGGAGATGGTGGTGAAGAAGGACGACCACCTGTTGGATGCCTTGCGGTACATGGTGATGTCGCGGCCGACGCGGCCTGACCCGTTGGCGGAAGAACGCTGGATGGATCCAATGAACCGGGCGGCGTTTCGGGAGCGGAAGGGGTCGAACTGGAACCGGCGGCCGCGAAGCCACGAGTACGGCGGGATTTTTCACTGAAGGAGGACGATGGCGACAGCGAACACGAACGAGATCCGCCCGACGAGCCTGCCGCCGTACTGTTCGGCGTGCTTCGACCAGAAGCCGCAGAAGCAGTACATCGACTTTGATGCTGCCGCCGACAGGGGCTGGGCGCCGGATGGGCAGTCGATGGACGACCTGATCCTGTGCGAGGACTGCATCAAGAGCGCTGCCGTGCTGTTGGGGATGCGCGATACGAAGGAGGTCGCGACCGAGCTGCGGCGCCTGGCGAACGAGAATGCTCGCATGCGCAGGGAGCGCGACCGTTCGGTCGAGTATGCCCGCAAGCTGGAAGATGCTCTCAAGGAGCGGCCCGAACTGGTGGCGAAGACATGACCTACATCGCGGCCGGCGCGCTCGTGGTGATCGTGCTTGAGGCGCTGATCGTCTACCGGCTGCAGATCAGCCATCTGGTCAGCCTGCGCGCGTCGGAGACCGCGTGGTGGCGCGAGCGCGCCGAGATGCTGACCGCTGCCGCATTGGAGCGCCAGCGGATCCTCGAGGCCGGCGAGTCCGAGCGCCGCGAGCTCCTGAACCGGATCCAGCACCCGGCGTTCGTGCCGACGCCGCAGATCGCCTACGAGCCGCCGCCGACACCGAAGGATCTGGACGAGATGGGGTTTGTCGGCATGGAGGTTCCCGACGGCTATCACGTCGGCACGCCGCCGGGCATGGAGATAGACGATGTCAACCCGTGAGCAGCGAACCAGCCGACCGGATCCGACTGCGGGCATTCTGCAGGACCGCACCGTCGGCGACCTCGACCGGCTGCTGGCGCAGTCGCGGGGGCAGCGCACGCGCTACGAGGGCATCTGGAGCCTGAACCTGGCGTACTACACCGGCTACCAGTGGGTCTACTGGAACCGCGGTCGGATCGACCGTCCCAGGCTCGAGCCGTGGCGGATGACGATCACCGACAACCGTGTGCTGGGGGTCGTGCAGACCCGGATCGCGAAGATGACGAAGCAGCAGCCGACCTTCCAGGTGGTGCCGGTCTCGAGCGAAGACAGTGACCTGCAGTCTGCGAAGACGGGCGAGAAGATCCTCGACTACCTGTGGCGTTGCCTGAGCCTGCACGATCGTCTGTACGAGGTGCTGCGGTGGGCCGAGACCTGCGCGTCGGGGTTCTGGAAGATCACCTGGGATCGCACCCGGGGCCAGAAGGTCGACATTGTCGTCGACGGCTCGGGCCAGCCGGTGATCCACGACCAGACCGGGCGGCCGATCCGCACCCAGGATTTCGGCGAGCTGCCGAACGGCCTGTCTTCGAGGACGCTCGCGACGGGCGAGGTCTGCGTCGAGGTCATCAACCCGTTCGAGATCTACCCGGACCCGCTGGCGAAGGAGCTCGAGGACTGCGAGTGGATCATCCAGGAGACCGTCAAGTCCTCGGAGTACGTCTACCAGCACTTCGGCGTGCGGATGGTGCCGGACACCGATGTCGCCGCGGGCCCGTTCGAGAGCCGCCTGTACCCGGGCTTCCAGACCGCCGGCTCATCTCTGTACAAGGGCGTGAAGGTCAGGGAGTATTGGTGCAAGGCGAACAGCATCTGGCCGCAAGGCAGAAGAGCGGTGTGGGCGAAGGGCCAGATGCTGTTGGAGTCGGTCAACCATTACGACTGCCTGCCGTACGTGATGTTCAAGGGCATCCCGGTGCCGGGCCGGTTCTGGCCGACCTGTCTGCTCGAGCAGCTGCGGGGCCCGCAGACGGAGCTCAACAAGACGAAGTCGCAGATTGCGGAGAACGGCGCCCGGATCGGCAATCCGGCGCTGCTCGTCAGCCGCCAGGCGAACGCGAACTATTCGGGCGTGCCCGGGGAGAGGATCGACTATGACGACTCGACGCCGAACGCGATCCCGACTTATCTGCAACCACCGACACTGCCGCAATATGTTCTCGAGCAGCAGGACCGGATCGAGGCCTCGATCGAGGCGATTTCGGGGCAACATGAGGTTACTAACGCGCAGGTACCGGCTGGCGTCACTGCGGCGTCGGCAATCAACCTGTTGATGGAGGCCGACGACACGCGGCTGGGACCGGCGATCTACGATCTCGAGGAGAGGCTCGGGATCTCGGGCACCAGGATCCTGAAGCTGGTGGGCCAGTACTGGACGGATCAGCGCACGATCATGATCGCGGGAGCGGACGACGCCTGGAACCAGTTGGAGTTCAAGGGCGCGGCGTTGAAGGAAAACACGCTCGTCGAGGTCCAGGCCGGCTCGATGATCCCGCAGGCGAAGGCCGCGAAACAGGCTGCGATCATGCAGCTCTTGACGCTGCTGATCCAGAACGCCGCGGTGCTGCCGATCAACCCGTCGCAGATCAAGGAGGCCCTCCGCGATATGGAAGCGGGGGGCTTGGACAAGTTTTTCGAGGACGTCACCGACGACGAGGCGCAGGCCAACCGCGAGAACATGGCGATGGTTCGCGGCGTGCCCTTGGATATCAACAGCTTCGACGCCCATCCGACGCACGTGCAGGTTCACACGACACTGCAGAAGTCGGCGAGCTACAAGCAGCTGCCGCCGCCGGCGCAGGAGCAGATCGAGCGGCACGTCATGCAGCACCGGATGATGATCGTGTCGGGCGGCCCGGGCGGCAGTGGGTTCGTGCCCGCGCCGCCGGGAGCGCCGCCGGCGCCGATCCAGGTGCCGCCGCAGCTCAACGGCGGGCCCCCCGAAGAAGGACCATCCGCACCCACGGCGCCGGGACAATCACCGCTGCCGGGAGCACCACCACCACCCCAGTAAGGAGACTAGATGCCCCCTCACAAGAGAGCAGAAAGGGCCACGGAGGAGGATGTCTCCGAGGTGGCCGAGCAGCCGAAGATCGCGACCCAGCCCGGCTCGACCAGCGAGGGCGGCGTGCTGCCGTCGGCGGTCGCGGTGACGCCGGAGGGCGACATCAAGATCCCGCGCTCCGACCAGGACGCGCTGACCGGGTTGTTCGCGAACATCGTCAGCGGCGAGTTCGCGCCGCGCTACGTTGTCGTCGGACAGACGGTCGAGCGCGACGACGACGGCTACCCGAAGGTCGTGGAGGTCAAGACCCGCGACTCGAGGGACGAGCTTTTGATCGTGGAGTACAAGGATCTGCGGCCGGCGACGACGGGACACAGGTGATCTGATGGACGCGAACGACAGGGTCAATCTGGGGCGCAGCTCGGTGACGCCGATGCCGATGCCGCGGATGCGCGGCAGCTCGGGCTTTCGGGCACGCGCCGCGGCGGCGGCGTTGGAGCGTCCGCGGGCCTCGAGCAACAAGGTCTCGAACGAGCGCGGGCGTAGGGAGTCCGGTTACAACGCGGAGCCGAACGCCAGACAGCGAATGGAGCGCGGCTACAACGCGGAGCCGAATCCTCCCCGGAGAAGGGAGCGCGGCTACAACGCGGAATCGAATGCGCGCCAGCCGCTGCCGCGCGCCGACAACAACAACGTGCGCTCGAATCCGCCCGGCAGTGCGCCGATGAACAGCCCGGACACCGGCAATACGGCGAGGGAGCCGTCGCGCAATTCGCGCGGCAACGCGCCCGCCGAGATCCGCGGCGCGGGCAGGGAGACGATTCCGCTGGCTTCGCAGGAGGAGCCCAGGCCGGCGTACACGGGTCCGCCGCCGGTTGGTGAGCGGCGCGGCAGGGGCGATAGTTTCTCGCGCGCGACCGCGCGCGCCCGGGCGAGGCTGCGCAACGCGCAGAGCATGTGATGGCCGCCGGTCCGCCACCGATCAGCGCCGGCCGCGAAGCGGCGCTGCCGCCGAGAACCCCGGCCGGCCTGACCCCCAACCAGCAGTGGACGAGGACGGCGGGCCGCGCCGCCCAGGGCCGCGAGAACGCGTACTTCAATCAGCTGCAGAACAACTACGCGTCCGCGCAGCAGAACCTGCGGCGCAACCAGAACGCGAGTCCGGTGGCGAAGGGACAGGCGACCCAGCGCATGTATCAGGCCAGCCGGGCGCTGGCAGCAGCGCAGGCGGGCCAGCGGCGCCTCGGCGCTGCGATCGAGCGGTCGTCCGCCAACCAGGCCGCTGCCGCGGGCGTACAGATGCCGACATGGGTCACGGCGCCCGGGCAGATCACGCCGGCGCAGCTGCGGGGAGGTGCGCGCCAAAGCCTGCAGGTGGCGCAAGAGCAGCAGCGGATCCGGGCCTACGGCCGCCAGCAGCAGGCGCCCGACATTCGCCAGGACCTGGCGCGGCCCGCGACGGCTCGTGAAGGAGCGCAGGATCAGCGTCTTGTACAGCTGGGCACGGCCCGCTCGCAGCGCGACTGGCAGCGCGCGCAGCAGGCTGCCAGGGCGGCCTACCAGCGAACGCTGACGTACGCCTGATGCCGCGCGCACCGACACCGGGCACTCCTACGGCGAACGGGCTCGCGGCCGTGCGAGCAACACCAATGGGACGCGCCGTCGGCCGCCAGATGCCGGGCACGCCGGGCGTCAACCGGCTCGCCGGCCGCGCTGCGGCTGCGAGGACCGCGCTGGCGACCGCGTACACGCCGAACCTGGCGGCGCCGATGGCGACCGCTGCCGCGCCCGCGCAGCCGCAGGCCAACCAGATGCGCCAGTCGCCCGTGCAGGCGCGCGCCGCAGAGGCGATCCGCAATCGCATGCAGGCGCGCGCGAACGCGAACGAGATCGCGCTAGCGGCCCAGAGAGCCCGCATCGCGCAACAGATCCAGCGGGCCCGCAATGCGCGCATGCCGATGATGCCGCAGGCCGGACCGATGCCGTGACGGTCTACGGCATGGCCGCGGTCATCAAGCGCGACCCCTGGGCCCAGTTCTCGCACGCCTACGAGCTTGTCGCGCACCGCTTCAACGACGAGCAGCGAGCAACCATCGAACGCGCAATCCACGACGTCGGCCTCGCCGACGCCTCGCCGGGAGCGCGCGCAGCGATGCAGGCATCTTCACCCGACGAGTAGCGCCAAGAGCACCACCTCACTCCCTAAGGGCCAAGGCGACGGCACAGCCCGCGGTGAGGCGCCACAGCGCAGAAGGAGCAGCACATGGCCGAAGAGGCACAGCCCACTCAGGGCCAAGACCCGAACGGCGGGGGTCTGTACGACTCCTACCTTCAGTTCGTTCCGCCCGACCGCCAACAGGAAGCCAGAGCGCACCTGGAGGAGGTCTCGCGCACGGTCAACAGCCGCCTCGAGGAGGCGGCAAGCCTGAGAAACACGTACGAGCCCTACAAGGAGGCGGGGCTCGAGCTGTACACGCCCGAGGAGTTCGGGCAGCTTGCGATGTGGCATCAGAACATTGCGGCGCACCCGGACACGTTCAGGGACTGGCTGATGGCCGCAAGCCAGGAGGCCGGCCTGAGCATCGGCGAGCGCGAGGCGCTCGAGGACGCTGCGCCCGACGATCAGGTTGCGGCGCTGCAGCAGCAGTTCGAGAACCAGGGCGCGCAATTCCAGCAGGACATTGCCGACATCCGCGAGCAGCAGTTCCAGAACGCGGAGTCGCAACTGATCAACGAGCGCTTCGCGGCGCTCGAGCAGGAGACCGGCATCGAGCTTGGCCGCGAGCAGCGCGACATGGTCGTGATGCTCGGCCTGCGGGAGATGCCGAACGACGGCCAGTCGCTGCTCAACGGCGACGACTGGATCGGCGCCGGCTGGAAAGCGTACGAGAACGTGTGGAACCAGGCCCAGACCGCCTTCGTGACCGAGAAGTCGACGGCGCCGCCGCCGGCGCTCTCGTCCGGAGGCTCAGAGATCGCCCATCCCCCCAGAACATGGGAGGAGGCGAAGGCGAGTGCTGCGGAGCGGCTGCGTCAATCACGCGCCAACCCGTAAAGGAGTAACCCATGGCTCAGACGTTGGCGAATGCCGACGCCATCATGAAGGATGACTACATCGGCCCCGTTATCGAGGAGCTCAATCAGCGCACCTATCTGATCGACCAGCTCGAGCGCGATACCGATCACATCGACCACACCGGCCGGCGTGCGGTCATCCCGGTGCACAAGAACCGCAACCGCGGTCGCGGCTCGACGGCCGACGCCGGGCAATTGCCGACGGCAGGCCAGCAGGCCTATCTCGATGCGATCGTGATGATCCGTTACCACTACTACGCGATCGACGTGTCGGACGCGTCGATTGAAGCATCGTCAAGCAACGATGGCGCATTCCTCTCCACCCTGGAAGCTGAGACAAAAGGGGTGGCAGTCGATATGAGGAAAGATATTAATAGGCAGGCGTTCGGGACTGGCACCGGTCTGCTCGGCAACTGCGGCGTCACGACCGCGTCGACGACGGTCACGATGGCGAACCCGATCGACGTGCAGTACATCAGGGTCGGCGATGTCGTCGACATCGTCGTCCAGGCGACCGGCGCCACCGGCACCGGCATCGTCGCCACACAGGTCACCGGCCGTAACGTTGCCGCCGGCACGTTCACGATCGGTACCGCGGTGACGACCGACACGACCTACGGTGTCTACGTTGCCAGCAACCGCAACAACGAGATGGACGGCCTGCGCAACATCGCCTCACCCGCGCGGACCCTCCACAGCATTGACAGTACGGCGTCAGGCAACCAGTTCTGGGATGCCAACCAGATCCTCGTCGGCTCCGCTGTCGGCACGACCGCGGTCGCGGCCGAGGGTTCGTTCACGCAGCTCGCGGATCAGGTCGGACAGTCCGGCAATGGCGACGTCGAAGTGTTCCTGACAACCCGTGGCGTCCGCCGCGGGCTCGCGAACACGTACACGTCGCAGAAGCGCTACAACGACAGTGATGCCGTCGACGTGCACGGCGGCTACTCGGCGATCATGGTCAACGAGATCCCGGTGATCGCCGACGACGACTGCCCGAAGCAGTGGGCGTTCGGGTTCAACAAGTCGGCGCTGAAGTGGTTCGAGCAGACCGCGCCCGGCTGGCTGCAGTCTCAGGGCGGCGACATCTTCCAGTTGCGTCAGGCGGGCCCCGGCCTGGCCGTCGCGAGCTGGCAGGCGTGGCTGCGCTGGTATGTCGCGCTCGGCTCGGTCGCACCGAACCGGACAGGATCTCTCAGATTCTGCACGGACGATCTTCCTGCAACCAACAATTGACGGTTACGATGGTGGGGCTCCTTCGGGGGCCCCACCTGCTTAGGAGGACTTGTGCGCAAGTCGAAGATGCGGGTCGTCAGCATGGGCCGCGGCGGCGAACTGGTCGAGATCGACGATGACGTGCAGTCGATCGCGCGCCAGATCAGAGAGATCGACTCGCGCCTCGGCGTCGAATACAACCTTCAGAGTCTGCAGTTCCGTGTGTATGAGACCGGCGAGGACGGCAAGCGGCGCACCGTGATGTGGGTCGACGAGCTGACTGGCGACATCCCGAACCATCTGCGCCGGATCGCGAAGACGAACTACGTGCTCGAGATGCGCCGTCGTGACGAGCAGGCTGAGCGTGACAGGGATCACCGCCTGCATGAGCGGCTCGGCCCGGTCTCCGAGAAGCTGACGCACGCGATTCGCAAGGATCTGGGCGTCAAGCCGAGGATCTTCGTGCCCTGATGCAGACCTTTATAGATATTGTCAATGAAGTGCTCCAGTTCGGTTTCAATGACGGGCCGCAGGTCAACCGTGGCCGCGTCAAAGACTGGATCAACGAGGCCCAGCGCCGGATCGCGCGTCAGGTCGAGGCGCCCGAGTTCCAGACGAACTACCTGATGACGTGCGTGCAGGGCCAGCAGTCCTACCCGTTGCCTGCCGACTTCTCGCGGATTCAGGATCTCGTCAACCCGCTCTACGGCTACCGGTTGCAGGGCCTCGACATCCAGGACTTCGACCTCATCAACTACACGGCGGCGGTGCAGACGACGCCGACGCGCTACTGCCTGAACCAGTTCAACGTGCTGTTGTGGCCGGTGCCGGCATACCCGGACGTGCTGACGATGCGCTACATCGCGTTCCCGCCACCGCTGGTCAACGACATGGACGTGCCGGTCCTCAACAACAACTACTGGGATCTGCTCGTCACCTACGGTCTCCTCCGAGCGTTCGCGAGCGAGGACGACTACGAGGCCAGCCAGTTCTTCACGACACAGTGGAAGGCCGATCTCGACGCGTACGCCACCGACGTCCAGAACCGCAGCGTCGACCGGCCTAGGGTGCTGGATGGCACCTGGGGTCCGCGTGGTGGTGGTGGCGGCTCGGGACGCTACTAACGAAAGGACGAAGGATGCCGCTCTACAACGTGTTCCTGCCGGGCTGGCACCGCTACCTGAACGCGGCGCTGATCACCGGCGGCGCGGGCCTGTCGCCGCTGCCGGCAGCCGACCAGCCGCAGCGCGTCGGCCTGCTCCTGCAGGGCGTCAACGCCGCAACCCCGGCCGCCGCTGCCGCCGCGGTCCAGGCGACGCTGCCGGCGCCGAACCAGCAGGCGCTGATGCACATCTATCCGCAGGCCAACGACTCGACCGCGTAGGAGACCGATGCCCGGCTACAACGCTTTCATTCCCGACTACCTGAGCCCGCAGAACCTGACGCTCTCACTCGAGGACGGCCCGGTCGGCGTGACGCCGCGGCCCGGCTCGCTGTTCGGCCCCGTCGAGGTTGACGATCCGCTCGAGCTCGGCGCCGCGATCAGCGCGCTGGTCCCTGGGCAGACCGCGATGGTGATCTGGCCGGAGGATGCGCAGGACACGTTTCCCGAGCCGGTCGCCTACGAGCCGATCCCGGTCGACGCGCCGGTGCCGCAGAACCTTGCGCTCGCAGCCCCGGCCGAGGACGAGTAGA